GCTACTTCAAATACCCTACCACTGTATCTACTTTCAACATTCATGCCAAGATCCATTAGATCATCATATGCACTCATTGCTTTGTCCGCAACTTCATTTAGTTCTCGATCTGCTAATTCACCAAGACCTTTAACTTGAGGCAATGCTGCTGCTATTTTATCAAGTTCTTCGATATCTCTAAAAGTATCTTGTTGTGCCGCAATAGGCTTTGGCTTCTCTTCGGCCATTTCTTTTGCATCGGGTAAGTTTAATAAATCTTCGAGTTTTTTAGTCATAGAGATATTCCATTATATACTACTATTATTTATCTTCTACCACCAGTATGGAAAATATCTTTTTCGCTTACAACTCTAAACTTGATGTTGTTTTGTTTACAGTAAGCATTTGCTGCTTCCCATTTTGCTTTGTTCAAAACTACATGTGCTTGATTACGTTTATTACGTCCAGCACTTTCCATTGTCATTTGATTGCTTGGTTTAACTTCAATTAATTCTGCATGTTGTTTGCCGTTAGCATCAACATATGCAATAAAAAAATCTGGTACATAAATTGTGTGTTTGCCTGTAAATGGATTTCTATAAGGTATTTTTACTGCTTCGCTTGCCCATTTACTTACACTAGGATGTTCGTCGCAAAAACGCATAAAAGCAAATTCCCAACTGCTTCTATAAGTTGGAGTTCTACCACCTACATACTTGTCAGGGTTTTTTGGTGTAAATTTGCCTTGTGCATATTGTTTCATTTTAGTAAATTATATTACGAGCAGATTTGTTTTCTAAATTTAATGCTGCTCTAAATCCTATTCTGCTGATGTTGTCTCTATTGTTGTTTAATATTGCACCAATTAATTCATTTAGTTGAGGCTTTTCAAACTTTCTTAGATTATCTAGCAGTTCCATAACATTATAATTGTCAACTTTTGCTTGTTGTAGAAGAACAGTAGCAGTATTAATTGCTGCTGTTTTTTCAAATCCTCTTGATTCAAAAAATCCAACAACAGCGTCAACTTGATTACTTGGATAACTTATCCTATCTTTTTGATAATTGTCAAAATAACTTTTTGTTTTAACAGTTACATCTTTGTTTGTTAATGTAGATTGATAACTCATAATAAGTCATTCCTTGATTGTGCATCTGTTGTATTTTGTCCAAATGCACCTGGAATAAGAACATCGGTTATAGCACTTTCTCCTGTGCTAATTATTTCATTTACAATGCTTCCTAGTGTAAGTCCTCTTCCATTACGAACAGTGTTTGCACCCGTAATTAAAGCACCGAGCAAATTACCTGATTGTATGTTTCCTAATGTAGTTGCTGCACCTGCTAGAACTCCGCCTGTGCCAAATAAACTTGAAGCACCACCACCTGCTGGACTTAATGGGCTAGGTCCTTGATCATATCTATACTCACCAAACCCTGCTGGAATAATATCAGGCACTGTGTAATCTCTATCAGTTAACACAGTTTCGTAACTAAAACGCATTCTGTTGATTGCAAATTCGCTACCTTCGCTGTTTGCTTCATCATGATCCCATTGATCAATTAGCGGATTTATAAATGTATAACTTGTATTAGTAGAACGTCCATTTTGTGGATGTAATTGGAATACTTGAATACTTGTAAAAAAGTTATCGTTTTTACCCGGTCTATCTAAACCAAATCTATTTTTCATTACGCCGCCTGCACCGTATGCACTGTTTTTATTACTTACTCTGTTGTAAGCAGCATCGGTTACAGCAGGAGGACCCTCAGTTTGTTGCACATGCTGTGCATCGCTGTAATAATAGTTAAAATAGTTTTTCCAAAGAAAATTAGTTAATCCTGCATTGTCATCGTGCCATACCATATTAATAGGATCATAGTTAACACTGGTTTGTATAACTTTTTTACGATTGTATTGATTAAGTGTTTCTGTTTGCATACTGAAACTAGGCAAGTCAACACTTTTACAAAGTAAGTTTATTTCACGTTTAGTAGTATTTGTCCAACCGCTGTTACCATTTAGTGTAACGTTAGGATTTATATTCAAAACCACATGGAACATGTGTTTGAATTTAGGTGCAAGCCTCATATTGCCATCTACAAATACTTTGCTCGCATGGGTGTAATCTCCTAAGTCACCTTTTGGACTAAGAGCACCATTAATTAAATTATCAAATAAACCTGAAAACGGATTTGCCATAATAATATTTATCTTTTCTAATAAGTGCGCACATAATAAAAAAGGAGTACATAAAAATGTACTCCTCTAAATTGGCAATCATTTTAATTTTTATCAGCCGGCACCTGTTGCTGCTGTACCAAGTGTTCTGCCTACATCTGTACCAACACCTGTTTCTTCTGGTGTTTGGATTGCGTTGTCATATGTAATGCTTAGTGACACTGTTGCTGGTTCGTTTGTTGCATAGTTAAGTGTGTTGTAATTTGCTTCGTTAACATAGCAACCATAACATTCCCAAGTTTCTAATACATTCGGAGTTAAGTCACCATTACCGCCATCTAGGATTTCAATTCTTGTTAAGAACTTGTAATCAATACCAGATGCTGCACTTGCTTGTTCCATAAAGTCAAACTGTTTCTGTAACTGTTCGCCAACTAGTTTTTGAACGTTGCCGTTTACATCGTCACGCATGTTAAGTGACAATGGGCTCCATGTGTGCTTACCAGCAAGATTAATTTTACTGTTGTATACTGGAATTTCCATGTTTTCAAAAGTAATTGTTGGACGAGTTACATCCATTACTTGCTTTGTAAGTTCTGTTGTTGGTGTTGATACACCAAAGTTTTCTAAAGTAACACGAAAACGGTACTGTAGTTTTGGCATTAGCAAACCTTGTGACGCTGCACTGTCATTAGTTGCTAATGGTACTGTTAATTTTGATAGACTTGAGATTGCCATATAATATACTCCTATTCACAAGTATTTATCATATTAGGGGGTTAAATCAATAACCCCCTATATTATGACTTATAAACCTGCGATTTCTCCTGTGTTTTTAAGGCGTAGCGGAATGTAAATAAATTCAACTGCCTTAACTGGTTCAATAGCGATATCAACATATAGTTCGTTTCTATCAATTCTATTTGGAGTGTTGTTTGTTTCATCACACACAACCAAATAGTCATAAATTGCTCTCAAACCAATCAGTTCAACCATTAAACTTTCAACCTGTTGTTTGATTTCATCACGTGTGATTTTATCATTTGGTTCAAAGATGTATGGTTTTGCAAGTTTCTTAAGTTGGCTACGTAGATATACAACCAATCTTGCAACGTTGATTCTGTCAACTGCACTTGCGTTTCTAGCACGAGTTTTCTGACCAAATACAACCAACCCTGCTCCATTTAGGAATGTAATTGGGTTAACGTTGTTTTGATATAGTGTGTCACGCTGTCCTTCGTTAAGTGCAATACTTACAAATTCGCCTTCTGCATTAATGTAACCTGATGCTGTTGCGTTAGTAACACCACCACGTCTTGTACCTGCTGGTGCAAACCATGGGTAAGAAACTTGATCACTTAGTGCAATTGTACGTAGTGCCATGTGTGATGCTGGAACAACAATGTTGTTTCCTGCATTGTCACTACTAAAGCCTGCTGGATAGTAAACGCCTAGATATTCATCTCTGCTTACTAGTCCTAAGTCGTTATCTTCAACTGCTTGATTAACGTTGGTTGCCCATTCGCTAATCGAAGTAGTATTTGGTGCAAGTCTCATTGGGCTATCACCTACAACAAATGCTGTTAATCCTCTGTCATAGTTTAGGCTAATCATTTCGCCAATTAATTCTGGATAACCTGGTGCTGCAATCAAGTTAAAGATACGTGTTTCGTCATCACGTAGATCTTCAGTTGAGTTGATTGTTGCTTGCATTGCTTGAACAACAACTTTACGCTGTGCATTACGTCCAAATGATCCGCTGCCATCTGCATTGTTTGCTGATTCAGTAACCCAACGATGTGGATAGTAACCGCTCATTGCTTCGTCGTTGTTGCGTACATTTTCACCTAGTGTGTCAATGTAGTCACGTTCAAAACGCTTGACGTTAAATCCGCTTCTACGTGTGTTCCAAAGCAACATGCCTTTTGGATATAGTGCTGGATCTGGAGCATCTGGATCTAAATAATCGCTTACTAGTAGATCTGCAATATCTGTTGCATCTTCTGATGCACCTGCTGATGCCCAACGTGCATCATCAAATAGCACACCGTTTTCAGTAGTTTGATCAGTTTTGTCTAGTAATACCCATTTAGTTGTTCCTGCATTCCAACGATAAATTTGTGGGAAGTTTTCTAAGTCTGCTGTGCTAACCCATAGGTCGCCTTCGACTAGAGTACTTACACCATCTGATTGCTTTGTTGGAGCACTTGCTGCAACAATTGGACCAGTTGCGTTGTTTGTGCTTGTAGGACCTACTGCGCCTGTACCTGTGTGGTCATAGTTATGATAACCAACCCAGTCTGTACCGTTATGAATCATAATGTCAACTTCGTCAACAACACTGCTGTACCATAGTGCTCCATCTGCTGGAGTTGTTGTTGGTTCACCGTCTTTTGCAGTATATGTTAAATCTGCCCAGTTACTTGCTGTGAACTTTTTAGGTGAAGTGTTAACATCAGTTCCTGGTGAGTAATATAGATTTGCAGTTGAACTCGGAACAGTTGAATCAAAAGGTGTAAACACATTATCTAATGTGCTATCCCAGTCAATAAATCTCATTTCTCCGCCAAGTGCGTGTGTGATAACAATTTGGTTTTTAGTGTTAACACTTGCAGTTACGTTTACCATGCCTGCGCCGTTGATAGCATCTGCCATTGCTTCTGCGTCTGTTGTTGCACCTGTTGCTGTCCAAGAAATGATACTTTGAGTACTTAATGCTTCTTGTCCTTTGATGCTTTCTTGAATTTCAAATGTGTAACTACCGCCATTAAATGTAGTTGCTGTAACTGCTGCACTAGTAATAGTTGTTGCACCAGTTGAGTTTCTACGCTTAAATGCAAATGTACCTAAAGGCTCACTGTCTTCGCCGATGTTGTATACTGTGTATACGCTTCCTAGTGGAATGTTTACACCACCGCCTGTTGAGTCAAGATTGTAAATTGCACTTTGACCGCTTGCATACATTGGTGCTGAAATAGTTGACCAAGTGCTTGTTGCGTCACTGTATGTTTTCATTGCAATGTTTGCACCCAAGTTTGGAGTAGTTGTTTTAATCCAAATTGAACCAGATGGACGTGGATTTGTATCACGTGACTTGTATTCTGGTACTTGTGTATGTGGTGCAATTGTTACTTCTGGACCGTAGTATGTTTTTGCAGTAATACCTAAATCTGATAATAGTTGTGCATCACCTGCAACAATAATGTCGTCCATCATGTCGTCTGCTGTTGGTGCAAAGTATAGTGCTAGTGCACCACCAACTGCTGCTGCCGAAATACCATTTGATGATAAATTTGCATTGCCGTTAATGTCTGCTACTACCTGAGTTAATGTTGTGCCTGTTGTTGTTACTGTCCATAGAGAAGATCCGTCAACTGTAAATGAAAGATTACCTGTACCTGAAATTGTTGGATTTGCTGAACCAACAACAAATGGCCAACTATTTTTCCAGTTGTTACTACCAACTTCTACCCAAGTACCGGCAGTATTTTTATACCAAATTCTGTTTACAGTAGTTACTGCTACAACTGCGTAATCGCCGATGCCACCTACGCTGCCTTTTGGTGTATAATCACCGCCAGCAAAATTAACAACTTTTGTTGTATCTGTAATTACATGTGGAACTTTATTTGAGAATGTTTGTCCGCCTGCTGCTGATGCTGCTGCGCCATTCCATTCAAAAATACCGTAGAATGAATCGTTTGTGTCAAACCAGTATGACCCGTCTGTTGGGTTACCAGTTGTTGCTGTTGCACTACCTGTAATTGCATCTAGGTTTAAATCTGTACGCACAACATATGCTCTGTTTGCTACGCCAAGGAATGAATATGCTGCTTGTAGACCATATTCGTTTTGCTCGCCGCCGTGAATTGGATTGTTGTTTTCGTCTGTGTAGAAAAGCGGATCGCCAAATGTTTCTGCTAGTTCACGTTGTGAACTCATCAAATAAACTTTGTTTGCATTCGCTTTTAACGTACCAGGTGCTACACCTGTGCCACCTGGATTAGTTTTGTTTTCTTGTGTTGCCACAAAAATAATTGGTGTTGTGCCTGGTTCAGCAGGAGTATAAAAACTCTCGTCAATAACTGAAACCTGTACACCTGGTGATACTAATGCCATTGTAATTTTCTCCTCATGGATCTCGTTTATACTATTATTTAGCAGATCCTGGGGAAAAATACCGGTTTTTAGCGGTTAACTACGTAGTTAATTTAAATTTATACAGTTCGTCTACCCAAAACTCTAGGTCTTTAAGCGTACCATTGTTGTCAATATGATAATCTGCCATCCAAGGTTTGAGGCTCATACTATCTTCAGATTCAGGAGGTAAGTAGTCGCTACGGTCAACCCAAACAGCATAATCAAACACACCAGCAATTTTCATAGCATAAAATTCACGCTTGTTACGTAGTCCGCAATAGATATCGTGGGCTTTAAATATTTCTCTGCCTAACTTAGCAGCATCAGGAACATTGTAATCACAAATAGCATTATACCATTCTGCTCGATGATTGTGTCTATCATTATAACACTCATCTTCGCTGTTATAATTGTATTTCTTTTTTAACATGTCATAGATAAACAATTTAGAGCAGAACTGACTACTACTCTCAAAACTATAACCGTATTTGTCTCTAAGGATTTCACACACAGTGTCCTTGCCGTGACGACCATGTCCAATAATTAATAATTTTTTACGCATGATTTACATTAACATAAAATGTTATGTTTGTCAACCAATAGTAAATGCGTATCCTGTTCCACCCGAAACTGCTAGTGCTACTTCTGCTTCTAGTTTTTCCATTTCGCTTTGGGCTTCTGCTTTAAGACTCGCTCCATTAAGGCTAGTACCGCCTTGAGGACCTGCAATAGTAGCAAACTTCTCACGTGCTTCTCCTAACATGTATTTGCAGGCAGCAAGTGTATAATCTTTGATCCATTGTTTTGCAAGATAATCATCCAATAATTGCATATCAGGACGATACATATAAACTTCTAGCAATACATCTTCGCCTTCGCCTGCTCTAGGACGTTGTAATATAGTTAGTTTCTTTGTTGTAGTGTTCCAAGTAAATTCAATAAAACTACCAAACATTCTACCAACTAGTTCTTGTTGTTGAGCAAACAATTCGTATGTTGCTAATCCGCCCATGCCAGATCCAGCAAGCAAATAAGCATTTGTATATGCAAGGTTAAACGGTTCGTATAATGTTCCGCCGTCTCCGCCGCCGCTACGTGAACCAACACTTCGTCTATATACTTTGTTCACTTCTACAATTTCATGTGGAAGTGTATAATCGTTTTGATCTTCTAATAATTTTAATCCAACGTATGCTTCTTCTACGCTGTGATCGCTGCGCATACGATAACGTGTTAATGCTTTTTGCAATGCTGCTTCATAGTGCATTGGGTCTAGTTCTACATCAACCATACCGCCGCCGAGCATTGCGTATACATAATCAAAAACGTGTTGTTTTGCTGTTGCTAGGTTTGTGTCTGCCATAGGTGTTCTCCGTACAGTATTTATGCATAAATATAACTATGCCAAGACTTAGTTTATACAGACCAAACAAAACACAGGATTATGAATTTTTAGACAAGATTGTCTATGAGCAATTCAGTGTAGGCGGAACTGACATACATGTTCACAAGTATTTAGGACCGTTAAATCCAGAAGAAGGAGATGCAACATCAGCAACTCCACAATATAATGCTGTGAGTGAAACAAACATACAAGATATGTTGTTTATGGAAAATAGAGATCGCAAGTATGATCCTGATGTATATACTATGCGTGGAATATACAATGTAAGCGATACTGATTTTAATCTAAGTCAGTTTGGATTGTTTTTACAAAATGATACATTGTTTATGACCATACATATTAATAGCAGTGTTAAAACACTTGGCAGAAAAATAATGAGTGGAGATGTTATTGAATTTCCGCACCTAATGGATGAATATGCTCTAAACGATTACAGTGTAGCATTAAAAAGATTTTATGTTGTTGAAGATGTAAATCGTGCAGCAGAAGGATTTAGTCAAACTTGGTATCCTCATTT